GTTTCCGAACCTGGTGCTGATCGCGATCACGGGCTACGGCCAGAAGGAAGACGTCGAACGCGCCATGCACGCCGGCTTTGATCAGCACATGACGAAGCCCGTGCCGATCGGGGAATTGCTGGCGAGAGTGGATGTGCTGCAGCAGCTGCGCGGGCGGTCCGAGCAGGCCGTGCCCGCGGATGACTGGCTGCCGCCGGGGTAAGCGGTGCGGGGTGACGGCGCTTGCCGCGGGATGCGCCGGGCAACGAAAAAGGGGCTGCGCCAATGCGCAGCCCCTTCTGTTTTTGGTGGGCCCTCTGTGAGTCGAACACAGCACCAACGGATTATGAGTCAGGGGCGCGCAACTCGCGCCAAGCGCAAAGCCGCGTAGATGGTGGGGCAGGGCGGTCGCGCTGACCGCATCGAGCGCGACGAATGCGCAGATTGCGTCAATTTTTCCCCCAGCGGTTTCGGCGCTTACACTGTACGGCCATACAAAGAATTTTTTCCATGAAACGCCCGCGCCATACACAATAGCCCGATCCGATGATGGGCTGGCCAAGCTGCGCCAGATCTGGATTGAGCACCCCGACGAACTCACCCGCACGCTGTTGCAGGAGATCGCGCGCCTACACGGCGTGCTGCGGTCTGTCGATCAGATGAGCACTACCGTTGCGGCTGTTTGGCTGGCAGAACGAGGCGGCAGGTTATCGGCACTGCATCAGCTCAACCTGCTGCTGGAACGTGAGCCTGCGGTGATGGAGCAGAAGCAGCGCCGAGCGACAAGAGGGGTATCACCGCAGCCGTCGAATTCCTTTCTTGACGATGAGGATGACGAGTACCCGTTTATCGAATTGGACGAGCCACGGTAACCAGTAATTGCTGCGCGAGCCGCTATTTCTTGAAAACATCCCGTATGTTTTCGAACAACGATGTTGTTTGACCTATGACGTCCGACCGTTGATCCGACTCAGCAGAAAACACTGTGCGGTCGCCAAACATCTTCGGTGCGAGGATCGTCTTGATTGCAGCCTGCGACTCGACGTGTAGCGACGTCAGGAATGGATTAAGTGCATAGAACTCCAACTGCACCAATCGGTAATATCGAGCCGCTCTGTTGCATCTATTCCCTTTGACTGTCGCAAAACCGATCAGTACTACGAGAGGCAGGGTAGTGAGTATGCGTGCCGCAGCGGCCTGCCAAGTTGCTTCCGGCGCTCTTCCTTCTGCTGCCAGCGATGTAATGGCCTCGATGGTTGGAGCAACGTTGTTTGGACCATGGAACAACACGTAGTAAATCCATGCGGCAAATGCTGCTAGGGCTATTGATCCCCAAAACATTGCCCCCCGCGATTCCTGTTCTGCGGCTATGTTCTGATTGCTCGATAACACGTTGGTGCTAACGGCTTCACCGAGCTTTCCCAAGTCGGCGATCATCGAATCCAGTTGTTGCTGCCTCGCGCCCTGCCCGTTCTCAAAGTTCGCCAACGCTACGTTCAACTGGTGTTCTTTGGAACTGATGAGGGCATCTATCGCGGCTTGGCGATTCCGGTCCGCTGCGTCCAACAGTCCCATCTGTTCGTTAATGCGGTTCTGCAGAGCGGCCATAGCGGATAGCGCGGCCGACACTTGATTCGTGGTGGAGTTTTCAGCTTCGTATTTGGCACGGTCAGCCGCCTCGATTGCAAGATCATGTCTTGCCATTCGCAGTAGAGTGGCTGAATCTAGCTGACTAGTCGCGAAAGACTGCCAATTATCCCTGAATGTAGCGAAGTCGATTGCTTTGTAAAGGTGACGAAAACTTCCATGTTTGTAAAAGTCGTCGAAGAGTTCTCCTGCAACTACGATCTTCGTATTGGCCCAAGGCACTGCAAGGTTCTCAGTAGTCCGCGAAACAATTGTCCGCGCATCGTTCAGCGCGCTAATCAATTTATTAATCTCGACGACTCGATCCGGATCCATGAATAGATCATGTTTGGTCTTAATGCGGTCGAGTAGCACTTCGATATTTTTGATGACCGTTTGCTGATTTACTTGATTGTCCATGCCTGTCGCCCTCTGAGAGCGGCTTTTATAGCAGCCGCAGCAGAGGAAGACCTTAACTTTCTATGCATTGTTTTTTGCCAACAGTTCTGACTTGAGCTTGCCGCCAGCTGTCGATCCAAAGTAGTAGGCCAAGATTGTGTTCCAGGCAGTGCCCAGTGACCCGATCAGCACCAGTAGCACCTCACGGGCGCCTTGCGCCTGCTCGCTGAACATCATAAGCGCAAGCACGCCGCAGAACCCCGCCGTTACCAGGTAGGCAAGGTTCCGCGGTGTCTGGTCATTGACTGCAATTTCCCTGACCCTCGCGCTGGCCCGGTCGTAACGGCAATCCGCTCCAGCGCTTGCGTGTTCTGGTAGCCGGCCGCCTGCATCTGCACCGCGAACTGGTGGTCGGCTTGCTTGATCTTGAGCAAGTCGTCGGGCGTTGCACCGGCCAGCGCGCTTTTGATTGCCGCTTCCGTCTTGTCAGACAGCCCAAGGGCGTCGGCCACCGCGGTGACGGCCATGCCGCCAAGCGGGCCGCCGAGGGCCGTGCCGATCCAAGGTGAGACGCTGTTTACTACTGCTTTCCAGTCCATCAGAAGCCCGCCTTGTATTTCCAGTCACCGGTGCGCATCTGCTCGGACATTCGCATTGCACGCTCGGGCGTCTGGCGCGCCCACAGGCTGTTCAGCATCCCGCGCGCAGCGCCGGCGTAATCGCCCGCCTGCACCATTTTCAGCGTGCTGACGAAGCCGAGGAGACCGTCGACGCCCATCTGGAAGGCCATGGCCAACAGCACGCCGCGGCGCGCCTCGTCCAACTTGCGCCACCAGGACAGACGGCGATCAAGTTCAGCCTCCTTGCCGCTGATGTCATTATCGAGAAGGATGGCCGACTCGGCCTTGCTGATCCCCCCGCCCTTGCGCTTGTCGATCAGTCGTCCGACGCCGATCGTCCAGAAGCCCAGGTGGTCCTGATAGGCAGTCAGCACCTCATCCTCGTCGCCGCGCAGCAACCGCCACATCTCGTCTTTCATTTTGCTTCCTTGAAGTAAATCCAGACGGCAGCCGCCAGCATGGCCAACACCGCCCAAATGCCGCGCTCAATCAGCCGTCCGCTGAGGTCCGACCAGAACTTTTTGCGGGCCATGCTTTCGGCGATCAGTGCGTCGTGAAAGCGGCGGTGGCCCTCAGGGTCGTCCCCCGGGAACGCTTTGCGCAGTTCGGAGATCTCCACCCTCATGTCGGTGAGGTCGGTGCGGTTTTCCCGGTGGTCGTGGGCAAGGTCCTCGCGCAGTCCGCGGATCTCTTCCGCGAGGGATGTCGGATCGGCCGCGTCAAGGCGGGGGCGGTGGGCAATTGGCTGGCTCAAAGCGGCACCTCCGGCCACTCCACGTTCTCGGCGAAACCGGGCTGATCGGGCAGGTCGCGCAGGGCCTGTCGGTAGGCACGCAGGGCGGCAGGGTCTTCACCGTTGTCGACGGCCTTGCTGATGAGGCGGTCAGCCGTGATCAGGAGCGCGTCGCGCTCGGCCCGCACGGCGACCGCAGCGAAGGCACGGCGGCGGGACTGGTCCACCACCCATAGGGCAGCCTGCGCATCCCAGATGTGCGATGGGTCAGGGCGCGGAGTCTCCACTGCGCCGGTTTCCGCCGGGGTAACGCCGACCTGGGCGATCGGCGCGTAGGTGCCGTCCTCAGGCGAGTACAGGTGCACGCCGCGGTAGTCGGGCACGACCTCCCAGGCGTTGGCGTCAGGCGACCACCAGGCAGCCTCTCGCGCGCCCGTTGCCGGTGGCGGCGACAGGGTCGTACCGGCCGGCAGCTTGGGCGGCGCACCCTTGACGAACAGCATGGGCCGCGGCGGGATGTATTCGGCTTCGCCGCTGAGCACGCGGGTGTCTGGATCGAACGAATAGATTTTCTTCATAGCGTGCTCTTTTCAGAGATGAGCCAGGTGGAACCATCGGATTGCAGTTCAAAGATGACCCCGGGCGCGGCGCCCAGGTTGCCGCCGCCCGTCTCGACTGGCCCAGCCCAGAGAATGCTGTTGGTGGATGCCGATAGGTTCGTGACGGTGATCTTGCGCAGAGCATTGATGCCCGACGGGTTAGGCAGGTTGCAGACGGTCAGCGCAGTCACGATGGGGCCGATGAAGGTCGACGCGATGTCGTTGCACCTCCCATTCGCGGGCACGTTCTGGATGCTCGTCTTGTCCAAGCTGACCACACCGTTCTTGTCGGTGAAGGTCATGAAGACGCCGTCGGGGTTGCGCACCTCGAAAGCGTTGCCAGTCGCGCCCTTCACGACGAATCCCGAGGCAGCGCAGTCCGCCTGGAAAGCAACGGCGCCGGCGGTGGCGTAGAAGCCGATCACGCTCGTTGACTGCGCCACGACGCCGAACTGCTTGCCCGGGTCAATCAACATGCCTTGCGTCATCAGGCCGCGTGCCTGGAACGCGGCCAGGTTGGGCACGCTGCCCAGATTCACGACGTCGACGCCGTAGCACTGGTTCCCCGATCCGTACTCGAGCATGCCAAATTCGCAGACCAAGCCGCGGGTCGCGTTGGAGCTTGGCAGCAGGATGATGTTGGCGTTGCGCGCCCACGCCTTGGTGTTCGGTCGTACCGTCACCTGCAGACCTGCGGCGGGAGTTACCGTCTTGGGCACGGTGGTTTCGTCGGAGATGTACCAGGCGGACACCGTGACTGTCTTGGCTGCGGCATTAACGCCGGTGACCACACCCGTGTACTTGTCTGGCCTAGCAGCAACGTCAATCAGCACGCCCTGCTTGATCTTGCCGAAGGTCGCGGCGCAATGTCTGACAGGGTCACCGTCGTGGCGGTGAACGTGCTGGCACTGGAAACGAACAGGGCAGGCAGGGCCACGTGCTGCACGTACAGCCCGACAAAATCTCGATCTTTGTACGGCTGACGTCCGAATGATTGGTAAATCCGTTGATCTGTGTGGTGGGCTCCGAGCCTTGGCCGTCTTGGTTGTCGATCGTCACGCTCATGGCAGTCGCGCGATCGCGCACGCTATCCGGCGTGTACCAGATCTTGTTGTTCATGTTCGGCAGCACGTTGCCGTCGGCGCCGAGCACTGGCACCCGGGCGCTGGATCCGGCAAGGCGTGCGGCAGCCTCATAGCCGCCGATGTTGAAAGAGGTGGAGTTGCCGGCGGGCGCGAACCCGTTGCGATCGCCGCCGATGTCTTCGAGGCTGACCCATTCCTGCAGCTTGCCCTGGACGGTGCGGCCGACGGACGCGGGCGGAAAGTTCACGAAGCCGACGATGTTCGATCCGCCCTGGCCGGCAAGGTCAGGGGCGGAGACGACGCCAGTGATGCCGTCTTGACTCCAGATCGCCGCGCCGAAGCGGTCCTGCAGTACGAAGCGGTAGACCTGATTCGCGAGCAGATAGACCGTGGCTTCGCCGCGCGCGTTCAGAATGACCGGGTTGGTGTTGGGCGTGGTGCCGGCTGCATCAAGATAGGTTGCCGCCGGCGTGGTGGTGCGGTTCTGATAGGTGAACAGCCGGCCGCCGACAAGGGGCCGGCCGTTTGCATCCTGGGCAGAAAACAAGGCGCTGGTGTAATTTACGGCCATGGGTGATCCAATAAAAAAGCCCCGCACTTGGCGGGGCTCGTTGGTGGTCGATGTCGACGCAAATCTGCGTCGGCATGGGTCTTCGTGCTAGGCGGTCACTTCCACAGCCGCCTCTTTCTTATCTGCTGCCACTGCTGCGCGGACAGCGCGCAACGCCCGGTCATCGTCCCAACCGAACGCGTGCGCCATGCGACCGGCGATGAAGCCGATGGCGTACTCATCTGGACTAGGCGGTGGAACGGGTTGACGTTCAAACACTACGGCGATTACATTCGACATCGAGATAGTCCTTCGATTGGGGCACTCCTGTAGGCGCCTCGACTGTTCCAGCAGTCGGGGCGTTTTGTTTTGCGAGAGCTAACTCGAGCAGCACAATCATTTCAGCCGTGACAGATCGTCGGTGTGCTCTGGCGTGCACTTTGATTCGTTCTCTCAGTTCCGTCGGCAATCTGAAATTGACTTGAGGGTCAGCCCGGCTCATGCGGTCACCTGCTCGAATACCTCTGCTAGCTTTGCTAAGCCCTTTGGCATGATGTGGCAGTACGGGCGGCAGCAGTCCAAGCCGGTTTTCTCGTCGGTGTAGTTCGCCTCCTTGTATTGCAGGCGGCCCGCCTGAATCTGGTGCTGGTAGGCCACCCACGATCCGTTCTGACGGTAGATCCAGCCATTAGCGTTCAGCCAAGACGTCAGCCGATCGCGTTTGATGCCCAGCAGTTTCGCAGCTTGGGTCATGGTCACAGCTTCGTCGCTGGCTGACATCCGATCCAGTGCGCGGGCCTTCGGCGCAGCCAGAGCCAATTCGGATTCGACCTGTGCTACCTGATCAGCCAGATCTGCAGCCGGCCGCAACGCTTCGGGCAGCGTTTGCGGAATTGAGGGCTGGGCGCCTACTTCCAGTTCCTGCCATCGATCCACAAGCCGCGCGGTGAATTCGGGTGACAGCTGGGCTACCAACACATAGCTGTCCCGCTTTCCCACCCGGTAGATCTTTTCGACCACGCCGTTCGCTGCGCGAGCCCCATCCTCAATTTGAGGGTGGGATATAACTCCTTGTTTTTCCAGTGTTTCGATCGTGCGCTTGACGTTGTCGTGGCGCTTCTCGACGAGGTCGGCGATTTCCTTGCTCGACATAGTGACGGCCGGGCCGACCAGGGTTGCGATGGTGGTCATTGATCGACCCCTTTGGGGGTTGCCCGTGCCGCAGCGTCTGCATCTCGCACTGCCGTCAATATGGCAATCGGTTCTCCGTTCGCTGTACGGTGGTCATCGATTGCCCTGTGCTTGAGCCAAGTGTTCAATTCGACAGGTAGCCGCACCGACAATAACTTCACTTCCCGTGACGTTGTCATTTATGCCTCCAAATGAATTCACAATGAATTCGTTTAATGATGTTTATGCGAATTCACTGTGAAGTCAACTAGTTTTTTGAATTCACTGTAGTTACTATTCGGCATGGCCACCCGAACCCCACAAGACGACTACCAGAAGACAGCCCTTCGGCTGCCTCGCGACCTTCACTCGCGCATAAATGAAGCGGCCGATCGATCAGGTCGAAGCATGAACGCCGAGATCGTGCACAGATTGGGCCTCTCGTTCGAAAAGGACGAGATTGCGAAGGAAAGCCCGCTGAAGCCGCGCCCACTTCCTGCAGGTGTTGAGGTGGACTATCGATCTCAGGTATGGGCCGAGCGCCTGCTGAAGCCCGGTAATCGCCACGAGTTGGAAAATCTCCTTGCAGTCATCCGCAGGGTGGTCGGTGATGCCGGCCTCGATGACGGTGCGCCGGACCCAAGGCACGAAATCACGATGTCAGAGCCTCCAGCCTTGACCGGCCCGATTGTGCAGCCCATCGTCGCCGAAGAGCCGCTGCGTCGCCTAAACATCAAGGGAGCTCGCGAGCGCGGAGAGCGTGAAAGGGCAGAACTAGCTGAACGTGCGAAAGCGAAAAAGAAGGAATGACCGTGGACGGTGACATTGAAAAAGAAATCATCGAGCGGATTCAACGAATCCCAGACAACACGTCTCCCGAAAATTGGCGCGCCTTTGCGACGGCCTATGTCCTGGGATACAACATCATGGTTCGAGACATCGTGGATGCGCTGGCTGACGTTGGCACACTCACGTATGAAAAAGCACAGACAGATAAGCTTTTCGCCGACATAGTGAAAGCTGTCACTACAGCGATCGAGGCAAACGATAAGTGGCTCAAGAAGGTGCGCGATGAGCCTAATTGATCTAAACGACTGGGCGAGGCGAAAAATCGGCGGTTTGCCCGGTGTTGCTCCGCCTAGCCAGACCAACGACAATGCATACATGAACACCCCAACACGTGAAGAATTTGAAGCTCGCATGGCTGCGGCGGAAGCACGCGCCGACGCCCGGTTCATCGCGTTCGAGAAAACGATTGCGGATGCGGTGGGGTCACTACGCCTTGATATCTCCGAAGTAGCCGGGGAGATCAAGGCAGCAAACGTCGAAATGGCACATCTCAAGAACTTCAAGGCCAACATCTGGGGTTCCGCAGCAACTGTCATCGGCGCCTTGCTCGCCCTCGCCAGCATCGCTGTCGCAATGTTCGAGTCCGGGCGAAATACCGCTGCCCTTGTATCTACTTCCCCTGCAGTGGTCGCCCCTGCCGTCCAAACTCCCCAGCCCATCATCATTCAAATCCCCCAGTCCGCTCCAACACCAGCGCCCGTAGCTCCCAAGGAATAACGTGGACTACATGGATCTGATGTGGGTGAAGCTCATCGGCGGCGCGGTGCTGATTGGCGTTGTCAGCTTCGTTTACGCCCTCATCACCGGGAAGTCGATATCAGAGGCGCGGCGCGATAACCAAGCTCGGCGAGAGCGTTCGACGCCCCCGAAATAAGCGGCATCGAGTTCACCTGAGCCGTGAGCGCCGCCAGCCGGTTCTGCGCAGCCGGCGCCAGCGCAGCGGCTCCCAACGCTGGGTCCAGCAAACGCGCCGCCATTTGCTCACGGATCGGCTGATCTGCCCCACCGTACAGAAGCTGCCCAGCACGCTTCGCAATCCCACCCAGCGCAGTCTGCGACAGCCGGTTGCCGAATGGCAGGGCGTCGGTCAGCAGGCGATCGACCGCGATGTTCTGCATCGTGTTTGATCCGACCGCCCGGCCCAGCCCGGTATTGCTTGCACGCAGCAGGTCGTCGCGGATCGCGGTCAGCGTGGCGATCTGTTGAGCGTCGATCGACTTGGCGGCGTTCACGCCAGGTGCCGCGATCTTGTCCTGCAGCGATCGGATCGCGCCCTGCACCTTCGCCAGGGTCATATTCCCGAACTGATCGGTTAGTTTCAGACCCTGGAGCGCTTCCATCGCGTTGACCGGCTGCGACATCTGCGCATAGGTGGCGCTGGCTTGGGCGTACTCGGGCGACATCTCGTCCATGACCGCCAGCAGCTTGTCCTTGGTCGCCTGCAGTGCCTTTGCCTCGCCGCCCTTGTTTTCACGCACCGCCGCGCCAATCGCATCGTCGAACGCTGTCTTGATGTCATGCAGCCCCCGCAGACTCCCGTCGGGCGTCATCTTCTCGCCGCGCTCGGCTGCCCAACGCTCGGCCACCCGCTTCGCTTCGCTGACCGATGGACGCTTCAGCACCTCGCCGACTTCCTTGTTCAGCGCCGGCGTCAGGTTGCCGTTGAAGCGGGCCATTGCTTGGCCGTACAAGTTATCGGCCGTTGAGGCGCGGTCGGCGCGGAAGAAGTCCAGCTTGGAAGCGTCGCCGGCCGCCTCTTCGAACGCCGCGTTGCGCGCGGCAGCGTTCGCCTGGTCCCGCGCGGTGAATTGCGGACTCAGCGTCAGGTCGTTGCGCAGGCCGCGCTCCAGGCCAGCGATGCTTGGGTTACCGGTGGCCTGGGCGAGCGTGGGCACGCTGCCGGGCACCAGCACCGCGGCATCGACAGTGGTCGGGCCACCTTCGGCCAGCTCACGCACCACGCGGTCCGCGATCCGGCCTTGGCCTGCGGCCGAAAAGGGTTCGATCGCATTCCGGACGGTCTTCGCAGCTGCCGACATCAGTTCTGCCGAGCCGCGCCACACTCCGGGCAACGCAGCCCCCACCAGCGCCCCCGTCCCCGCGTTGTCGTCATTCACTAGCCCAGCCGAAGCGCCACCAGTGATGCCGCCGCCAGCCGTGCGAGCAGCCAGCCCGCGCGCGCCATTCAGGCCGCCGGCCCGGAAGCCCGACGACTGGATGGCGGCGACGAGCGGGTTGACCGCCGCTGGCAGCACCGCAGCAGCGGGCTTGAGCAGTTGCGCCAGCGCACCGCCGACTGGCAGCGTGGCGGCCAGATTGCCAGCCATTTCGCCGCCGCCAGCCGACATCGGGTTCGCTTCCTTGTAGGGCGTAAGCTCTCCGTACTGCTTTGCGCGGACCTGCTCGGCATCACTCACCAGCCACTGGCCGGCGGTGTCCAAGCCGATCGCATCCAGCCCTTTGCCGAGGTAGCGCTGGGCGCCGAGAGCAACCTGGCCGACGCCGGCTCCGATGCCCGCGGCAATGGATGCGGGGACGCTCGGCGCGGGCGTCATCAACACGCTGCTGGAAGACATGTCGAAGTTCCTCTACACCGAGGCCGACCAGCAGGACATCGAAGGCGAGAACGAAGGCGATTTGCGCTACCCCGAACTGGGCACGCTCAAAATCAAGCACAAGATGGTCGGCGCCAAGTTCACCATCCACTACGGCATCAACGGCAGCGACATGGTGTTCGACGGCTCGCAGGTCGATTCCTTCGCGGTGGAATCCATGCAGGGCGGCACGTTCGTGCTGGACTTCCGCGTGTGGATCAAGCCACAGTTCGACGACCTGCCGAACCTGGGCCGCATCCTGGGTCGTGAGGCGGAAATCAGCGTGGAGCCGGCGAAGGAACAGCAGTCGCTGCCGATCGACGGCTCGGCCGACGGCGATGCGCCATCGTCGGAAGACCGCACTGGCGCCATCGAGCGCGCGGAAGCCTGACCATGCGCGCCCACTGCCTACCCGCCGTCCCGATGCGCATCGCCATCGATTTCACCCTGGAGCCGCTGAAGGCAATCATCGCCGAGCTGCAGGAGCACGGCACGATCGACGTCATTGACATCGACGGCGTCGACACGCCGGTGTTCACGCGCGAGGGCAAAGCCTACGTGGTGTCGCACGCGGTCGAAGGTTTGATCGAGTGGTTCGACGCGGCGGTGGGCGACACATCCCTGACCGTTCCGCTGCGCGACCTGCTGGGAGCGCTGCAGGGCCGCGTCGAGTTGCGCGATTCGATGTTGTCCGAACTGTGCCGCCACATGGGTCGACTGAAGGCTGCCGGCCGCAAGGTCGATCCTAAGATCGCTGCGGCCATCGTGCACCGTCAGCGGCAAGAAGCCGCGACGGAGGCGGCATGACTATGCCTTACCCGGAGTGCATATCGCCGCTATCAACCAAGGCTGATCGGCATCATATTGCCATCGCCAGTCACTGCCGCATTCTCGATCCTGCTCAAGAAGTACTCAGCACGCGTGCAGCACTCGCCGATTGCAATAACAGCTGCAGCGAACCGTTCGTTAGTAGATCTGCCATCTGCAACCTCCCATATCAGAGAGAGGGCCATTTCAAGCTGCCGGTTGAAGCCCAACCCGAGAGTGGCGACATAGGCATACGGGATTTCGTGGAAAGGAATCCTTTGCGCAGCATTCACGGCATCTTGAAGCCCTTGCACAACGTTCTGTGCTGCATCGAATCTTCCACTGGCAGCGGTGTTTTTGAAGGCGCTGTCAGCGGCATAGAGCGGGAGCAAAAGTTGGCCAAGCATGGCCCCCAACCCAATCAAGTGGAGCCTGTGCTGGTCGACGATCGCGCGTTGTGCATCTTCACCTTGACGACGAGCAATGCGAGCCGCCCAAAAAATCGCAGCAACAGACCCGATGGCTTGTACCCATGCAGCCAGATCATTGGCCGCCCAGGGCAATGCAATCGATGCAGCAGCAACTATCGCCACCACTCCCAACGTAACAACGACGGTTCCAACCAGTTTGTCCATAGTTTCCTCCCGCGAAGATCGTATTCGAAAAGCAGGAGGGCGGCACGATGACCGATACCTACGTCCCGGTTGGTGCTCTGGCTGCCGCCCGCGAAGTGCTGGCCGCCCAGTGCTCCGAGGTATCAGCCAAACAGGAACAGTACTGGCCCGCCGCCATCTGGCGCGCGGCGATCCGTGCGGCAGGAGACAGCAATGCCGAATTGGGGAATCTGGATCGGGCTGGTGCTGCCAGCGCTGATCGTGGCCGCGCACATATTGGCGTTCGGCCTGTGCAAAACATCGAAGAGTGAGGAACGACATGGCCCTGCCATACAGCAGCGCGACTAGCGGTGAAAAGGCGCTGACCGATATTCAGAAGATGCTGCGTGGCTTCGGCTGCAACAAGTTCGTCAGCATGGTGGACGACGGCGCCGGCGAAGTGATCGTCCAGTTTGAGTACCGCGGCCGCATGGTGAGCGTCAAGGCTTCGACCAAAGGGTATGCCGCCGCCTAGCTGCGCGAGAACCCCTGGAACAACCGCCGGGCCGGCTCCAAGCCGCAGCACGAGCGCAAGGCCATTGAAATCGCCAGCGTCGCCGTCTACTCGATCCTGCGCGACTGGATCAAGGGCCAGGTCATGCCATCGAAACCGGCATCCTGTCGTTCGAAGGCGCGTTCCTCGGGCAGATCCTGCTGCCTAGCGGAAAGACCATGTTGGACCTGGCGATCAATCAGAAGCTGTTGCCAAACGAGGAAGGGCCGATCCATGGATAAGCAGCCGCGCACGATGATGTTCAACCCGTTCACCGGAAAGCCGCGCGACCCTCGCGACATCGGGTCGGATCCCTCAGGCGCCCCAATAGAGGACCACGACGAGCCGCTGTATGCGGCACGGAAAGCCAAGCCGCCCAAGGCATCCAACGAGCGCGACGCATTGCGGTGGGCATCGGCAGCATTGGCTGTGGTGGCACCGGACGAACGTGATCGCATCGTCATGGACGGGATCATGCTGACCATTGGCGAGATCCTGGACGCTGCGAACGCGGCGCTTGAACCCCAGTGCGAAACCATGGACCGCCCAAAGGCGCAATGCGGCTGCCCGGACTGCGGCCCGTCGCTGGTCGACCTCGGCCAGGCCTTCGGAACGAGCGGCCATGAGCGCATTCAACAAGCCGTGCCCCGACCTGGCGCTGGGTCGCTGGTGCCCGCTGTGCGGCGGCCGGAAGGTGCGCGATCAGCCAGGGCGGCCCAAGGCAAGGACCGGTGCGCCGGTCCGGCCATCGCGGCCGCCGAAGCTGGGGGCACCTGCTTGAAACGCGATCCGACGTTGGCTGAGCTGATGGTGGAGTGGGATGAACTGGCCAAGAACACGCCGCGCGTCGATATGTCCGTTCCGATCTACGAGGCTGCGCGCATGCGGCAGCGAAATTGGCAGCGGCGCATCGAACTGGCAAAGCGCATCGCCGAGGTGGCGAAGGCAGAAGGGGAAACAGATGGCTGATATTGCCGATGCAGTGCGCTGCACTATGATCACCGCCGAAGAGGCGGCCCCGATCCTGGGCGTTGCGCCCCGGACGGTTTACGACTTGGCGTCGCCGGCGGGCCCGATCCCTTGCACCCGGATCAAGCGCCGCGTCACCTTCGATTTGAACGATGCGTTGGAGTACAAGGAATGATGCCGGTCTACCAAGATAAAGCGCGCGGTCGTTTCGTCTTTGAATTCGACCGTGAGGTTGCCGGCCGCCGTGTCCGTGCTCGAAAAGTACTTCCAAAAACGTGGAACAAGACCCAAGCCGATGCCTACGACCGCACGCACTCAGCGCGGCTCTACGCCATCGCCACAGGGGTCCAACGTCCTCAGCATCTCATCGAAGAAGCAGTCGCCGTCTACCTGACCGAGCGGGCGCCGCAGCTCAAGACGGGCGACCAGATCGAGGGTGAGTTGCTGCTGATGTATTGGGCGTACAGCGGCAAGGACCTGGGAGATTTGCCCGAGGCCTGCAAGCTGTATGTGGACAAGGCCCGGAAGGACAACGGCGACCCGTTGGCACCGGCCACCTTGCGCAACCGGAGCCGGTACCTGACCAGTGCGTGCCGCTGGGCGTGGAAGCGCCAGGCCATGTGCGAGCACGACCCGGCGGCCCGCGTCGTCGCGCCAATCGTCAGCAACCAGCGCCATGACACCGCGAGCCGGCGGCAGATGCTCCAGCTGGCCAGGGCGTGCGGCCACCGCCAGACCCGCGCCGCGATCCGCATCACGTTCTACAGCGGCATGCGAATGAGCGAGATCCTGCGGTGTGAAGTGGTGGGCGATGCGTTCGTGCTGGCCGACTCGAAGAACGGGCGGCCGCGCGTGGTGCCGATTCACCCGAAGCTGCGCAGCTGCTGTGATCTGGCCCTGCCTGACCAGAGCACGATATCCAGGCACTGGCGAAAGGCGAGGGCGCTGCTCGGGCTCGACCATCTGCACTTTCACGACCTGCGGCATTCGGCCGCGTCGGAAATGATCAACAGCGGGGTCGACCTATACACCGTGGGCGCCGTGCTGGGCCATAAATTACAGCAGAGCACGCAGCGACATGCGCACTTGGCCACCGCGTCGCTGAGGACCGCCGTCGACAAGATCGGCAAGAAAGTCCCCACCGGCAAAAAAAACGGGTCTGCGGGGAACACCCGCAAACCCGCATCAGATCTTGGTGGGCCCTCTGTGAGTCGAACACAGCACCAACGGATTATGAGTCCGCTGCTCTAACCAGGCATGAGCTAAGGGCCCGAGGGCGAGATTCTACACCGAGGCTGCGGGGCGCCGGCGACCTTCATTGCGGCTTGCGCACCCCTGCCCGCGCCAGCAAGAGTTGACGTAACGACATTGTCATTACGCGTGGTAAGCTGTGTGCTGAATTCTTGCAAGGCGACATCATGCCCACAGCCACCCCCACCAAGCCCCGCGACACGCTCAACCTTCGGATCGCGGCGGCCGAACGCAATCTGATCGATCGTGCGGCGGAGGCTGCCGGCAAGACGCGAACGGACTTCATTCTTGAGGCTGCCCGCCGCGCGGCGGAAGAGACGCTGCTGGATCGCGCGCTGATGGTGGTGAGCCCGGAAGCCTATTCCAACTTTTTGGAGCGCTTGGATCAGCCTGCCAAGCCTAACGACCGGCTTCGGAAGACGATGCAGGCCAAGGCACCCTGGAAGGCGGCTTGACGCATGCTGGTCGCACCGGAGCCGTTTGGCCCGAACCACGACATTGACGATTTCGATTGCGGCGTGCCGTCGCTGAATGTCTGGTTGGCCCGCCGGGCGGCGCCGAATCAGGTCAGTGGTGCATCGCGCACGTTTGTCGTGTGTGAACAAAAGAAGGTCGTCGGCTATTACGCATTGGCGTCTAGCGCCGTGGTGCCTGCCGCCGCGCCGGGGCGGTTTCGCCGCAACATGCCCGACCCTGTACCGGTGGTTGTCCTTGGGCGCTTGGCCATCGCGGTCAGTCATCACGGGCAGGGGCTGGGCCGGGCGTTGTTCCAGGACGCAGCACAGCG